CCGGCGGTGAAGGTGCAGATGTTGCCGGCCGTCTGGCCGTGCTGCCAGGTGATCGCACCAAGGGTCTGAGCCGACACTGCGGCAAAGAAGTCCTTGGAACCCAATGCCGGCGCCTCGATCGTCAGCTCACCGCCGGGTGCGCGGTTGGTGATCAGCACCTGCTGGCTGCAACCGGCCAGCTGACGGAATGGCGTTTCGTTATTGAGCGCCATGCTGAACGACTCCAGGCAGCTGGAGTAGGAGAAGATCGAAACGCCAGTGGTGTTGGCCGAGTTGACCACCACCGGATCCGCCTGGTTGGAGAAGGTGGGTGATGCAGCAGCTGCAGCGCTGGCGGCGTTATAGATCCCCATCATCTCAAAGCTGATCTTGGGGATCTCGCCGGTATTCAGGTTGATGGTGCAGGTGCCGCGGGCGCCGGTAACGAGGTGCTTAGTCCCGTCAGCGTTGAAGTCCAGCGTCACGCTGTCGAAGTCACTGGAGACAGGCGTATAGGTCACGCTGGCGCCAGCGGAGACTGCCTCAGCGAAACCGCAGGCCATCAGCACCGGTGCATAAGCCGGCGCCGTACCAGCAGCACCGGAACCAGCCAGCTCCACATCGAAGCTCACCTGCACCATCCGCTGACTCACCACCTTCTCGCTATTGCCGAGCCAGGGAGTGACCAGCTCACGATCGAGCAGATCCACATTCAGCGGCTGCACCTCTAGGTTGCTCACCAGCAGGGCATTGCTGCCATCAGGTGCGGCTGAGGTGCCGTAGGTCGTTTCAGCCTTCGCCAGCAGCAGGCGATTCCGGGTCAGTGCCATCGTCTTCGATGTCGATTGGGGTTACGGGATCCGGCTCCGCCGGCTGTTGCGCAGCATCACGCGTCTGCTTGATCCATCGGCCTGTGGATTTCTCCAGCAGGTACGACCCGCCTGCTGAGGGCAACGGGTCAATGGGTGGTGAGGGATGGCGAGCCATGATCCTGCATCGCTACAGGCAAGCTATGCACCTCAGCTGCTAAGGCTGGTGACGCCGGTGCGGTAACGGACTTGGTAGGAGCAAACGGTCCAGCAGCTCACGGTGTCGGCCTTATCAAATTGCGGATCAACGCTGATCGGCCAGATATCCATCACCAAACCGCCGAGGGTTCGATCGGCCAGCAGTTTGCTGTGGAGGCTTTCAATGATCGGATCAGCAGCCTGATCGGGGATTCCACCACGGGTATGCACCGCGATGATGACGGTGAGCGTCCAGTCGGCCTTGCAGGTGCTGACTGGCTCTGCTGCAGCGGTATCGATGCCCGGCTCGATCACCAGTGCTGGCGCTTCATTGCGCTGGAATGCTTCTACGCGTGAGCGGTAGATCCTGGTGCTGACGCCTGTGGTGCCGGCCAGCGTGGTAGCGACCTTGGCCAGGATCTGCTCGCGTTTGGTGCTCACGGTTTCAGGGCAGCATCAGATCAGTCTGCGCTGGAGAAGCCGGGGACACTACGACTGGATGCTCCAGCTACTGGCGCTTGTTGAGACCTTCTGGCGGAGAAGGGGCGGCTTCCGCCGCCCCCACATGTCCGCTCACGCGGACAGAAGGCGGACGGCCCGGGCGCCAGAGTAGAGGGTGGCGTAACCAGGCGGGAGGTTGAAGTTGCGAGTGAAGACACCGGCAGTGGCACCGTAGGGCCAGAGGCCCCCAACAAGCGGCAAGCAATCTGCGGTCAGTGTCCTGTAGAAACCGTCACCCCCGTAGTGATTAGTGCCCACTTGGCTGGTGTTGGTCCCTGGCTCCCTGGGGATCCCGCACTCCGCCATCGCCTTTCGGGTGGCATTGGCTGCCCAGGTGCTGGTCGGGTGGAACGTCCCGCCAGTGTGGGCCTGCAAGTAGGTCCAGGCGTCGGCTGCGGTGTGCCAGATGCCGTCATCGGCCGCCGCAACGCTCTCCGCCGCCAACGAGATCAGGCCCGAGGCCGACCGGATGTTGGCGTTGCTCGCGATCGTGCTCCAGGCCACCGAATCAGGCAGGATCCGGTAGCCGTTGGCATCCATGCCGGTACTGACCGCCGTGAGCCCAGGGGCGATACCCCACTGGTTGCCGTTTACATCCACGATCCCGCTGAGTTGGCCGTTGTGGGTGGTGTGCTCTACCGCTGCTACACCGCTGATGCGGGCGGCGCCAGTGAAAGCTCGACTGCTCAGGCCCGCCCATCCCGAACCGTTATGACCAGTTAGGTCAGTCCGGGCGAACTGCAGGCTGGTCTTGTTCACGTCCGCCCCGCCGCTGTTGTTCCCCTTGGGGGCGTAGGGCGCCACGTCCATCCAGGCCGCGTTGGTGGTCGCGCCGCTGATGGGCGCCCCAGCAACGTCCAGCAGGGCCTGCGCGTGGGCCAGCGACAGGTAGGCGATCTGCTGGTACATCCAGATCGGGCACGGCAGGAACTCAGCCCCTCTGGTCTTGCACAACGCCCACACACCACCGAGGTTATCGCTCGGCGTGGTGGCTGCACCGTTCAGCGCCGTGCTGTTGCACAGGGAAAACGGGCTGTTGCTATTTGTGCCGTCAGCGTCTTTCGCCCGAGGGCTCACGGGCCACTGCAGCGGCCGGCTGGCGAAGATTCCTCCCGTCAGCGGTGTGCCCCCAGGACCATTGGTGTGATTGGGGCGACCATTGCCATTGGGGATGCAGTTGCTGCCCTGGTACTTGTCCACGAACACCCCGGCCAGATTGGCTCCGCCATCCCGAAATGGCCGGGCCAGTACCGACGTGCCGGTGGCGCCAGCGGTGATCACCACCTTCGTGCCATAGGTGGGCGCGTCGGTGTTCCCCGGCGCCTGAATGTCCACGTGGTGCGCCGGGATGAAGCACACGATCGAGGCGCTCGGCAGGTGGATGTAGGTGCCGTAGTTGGGGCTGAAGCGGTCCTCGGCGCCAGGCAGCAGCGCCATGTCATCCGGCAGCAGTTCCGGCGGGCAGCAGCCCACCCCGAAACCCATCAGCCCAGCCAGGCCGATCGTGTATTTGAACTCGTCGGCGTAGCCGTACCACTCGTTCTGGATGTTGAAGATCCCGCTGGGGCCGACAATCCGTTCCTTGATTTTGAGTAGTGGCGCCATTACATGATGCTCCCAGAAGCGTTGTGGATGGGCTCATCGACGCCCACGTTTTTGATGCCGACACCATATGGTGCCTGCCCAGGAGTGCCGATGTTCCAGCCATCGCGTGGTAACAGAAATGGGCCGCTATAGGTGAAGCTGCTGAAACCAGCCAATGCGGCATCAGATTTGCCAGTAGTTGTCCAGCTCATGGTGTTACCTCAACCCCGAGAGAAGTGGCAGTGTCTTCTAGTGCTGCGTTCATGTCAGCCTCCACGTCCCCGTAGCACTGCTGTAGGTCCAACTGGTATTCGTCACCGGGTCAACCCACACCTGGCCGTTGGTTGGTGATGACGGATAGGCCGGCAGATGCAGGCGAACATTCCCGGTGAGCTTCAGTGTCATCGCCAGGCTCCTCTAGTGTCGTTGTCTAGTGGCGCGGTCATTCCACTACCTCAGGATCAACGACTGGCTCCTCAGGCGCGGGTTCTTCAGCCACCGGTTCCTCAGGTGCGGGCTCAGGAATCACGATCGCATCAGCGCCCTGGTACGCAGGATTCGGCATCCCATCCGCCAGGAACTTCGGCTCCACGGCGCCGACGTAATACGGGCCGACCTTGTAGGACTCGCAGCGCTGGCGGAGCGTTTCGATCACGCTCGCAGCGAAATACTCCTCAGCGGTGGTGGCGTCCGTCGCGCCAGCCGTGGACACCACAAGGAACTCCGCCTGCAGCGCGGGCAGCAGTTCATCGGGGACTTCAAGAGAGAAAATCATGGCGTCAAGAAGCGGTGGATTTAAGGACAGCGAAGCCGATCACCACGGCTTCACTCAGATCGCCTGCGGTGATGTTCCGCACGGTGATCACGCAGCTACCAGCGCCGGGCCGGCAGCCAAACATGTAGGCACCAGCGGTGCCGCCACTGCTGTGGTTCACGATCAGCAGATCGGTGGCATCAATCCGATCGTTCGTCAGCGTGAAGCTCACCGCTGCGCCGGCCGCCAGCGTGGCGGCATTCATCGTGATCTGGCCAGCCGGCTTGTTCAGCGTGACGCCCGTGCTCTTGTTCGTTGCCTGGGTGACGGTGCCTCCAGCACCAGCGCCGTAACCAAAGCGCAATGTGGTGCGCAGGCCGTTGGTTGTGTCGAACGTCAGTGAGCTATAGCCAGCGAGCGCACCAGATGTGTTCACCTGGACCTGCCCACTAGACCCAGCAACCAGAGCAGCGGTGCCGGTTGCATCCGGGAACGAAATCACCCGGTTAGCGGTGGGCGTCACCATCTGGACCGTGGTGGAATACGTCCCACCGTCATCCAGGTTGATGTCACCGCCGACGCCGAGTTCTTTGGCGGTGTTGTCCCAGGTCAGATCAGCACTGCCCGCCAAGGCACCGCCATCATTGAACTGCACCTGCGTATCTGAACCGCCGGCGGCTGCATCGGCGTCAGTGCCGATATTATCCAGCCCTAGACCAAGCAATGGGTTGTACTTATATGCCATCGCTTCAGCTCCAGTACACAGTCGCGACGTTCGTGCCGTCGTAGGTAATGTTCAGCACGCCAGTGGTTTGACCACTTTCGCCGCCGACCTTGTACGTCACAACCGTCAGGTTGCCACTTTCGTCGTAAGTCATTGCGGCGTAGTCGCTCCCCGGAGGGGCGTCAAAGCCGCCAATTCGTGGAAGCGTCATGGCTGTCCATAATCTGCCCTCAGGCTATGGATCAGCTCTTCTGCAAGCTGATCTCGCAGAACACCCCATCATCGATCAGCCGGTTCTCACGCACCGTGTAGCTCACAGAATCC